TTTGTGCCGCCTGTCTTGAAAAGCAGTTCACCAGTTGCGCTTGTGGCTTGCAATGTCACGCTGTCATTAGATGCAACGGTTCCGAGCAGCCACCTGTCGGCACTAGAGCCGCGTCCTTTAATAGAGCATTTGTTTGTGTCGGTGGACTGAAGACGGAGCATTTCAGCGGAGCCGGAGATTTCCAATTCTACATTTGGCGAACTTGTGCCGATGCCCACATTGCCGCTGCTGTCAATGCGCATTGCTTCTGATGCACCAGTGTTGCTGGTGAGAAATCTATACGCCTTGTTCACACCACTGTTTCTTGAAGCATAAAAATTAACACTTGTGTCGCTATTTCCGATGTCAAACTGGTAGTCTGTTCCTGTTGCTGAGCCGTTGACATATAAATCACCGCTGGCCAGCAGCAAATTGCCGCTGCTGTCGATGCGGAGGCGTTCGGCCAAATTTGCTCTGTCGTAGAACCTGAAATCAGTTCCAGTGCCTTGCAAATACATACGCTGCGTAGAGCCGTTGCCAATCTCAACAGTGCCGCGAACATCTAATTCATTTTGGGGGTCGGATGTAGCAATGCCCAAGAAGCCGCTGCTGTTGATGCGCATCCTCTCCGCTTGACCCGCACCGCGCCAAATCAGGCCGCCAGAACTAAAATCAAAGTAGCCGTTGCTCCCGTTGTGGAACATCTGCACATAAGTGCCAGTGCTGTCATAGGTGCTGCGGATGAATGGACTTGCAGCCCGGACATCCAGAGGCGTAGCTGGCCCCGTAGTGCCAATTCCCACCCGGTTGTTCGTGCTGTCAACATGAAGCGTATTGGTGTCTACCGTCAGGTCGCCAGTAACGGCCACATTCGCAGAGAAAGTGCCGCCAGTCGATGCTGACACTGTGTCAGCCACGCTGAAGCCATTAAATGCGTATATATTCAGCACATCACTTGCCGCTGCGCCAGATGCCAGGACAACACTTGTGCCGTTTGTGGCAGTAAAGTCGCTAGGGTCAAGAGACACACCGTTTAGAGTGACTATAATGTTCGGCGCAGTATATGACAGGGTTGCAGCGTTGTCGTCTGCCCCAGAGAAGGTCGTCTGGCTGGCTGTAGCTGTGTATTCAAAAACAGTCAATGTTGCAGAACCGGCTGGCCCTGTCGGACCCGTTGGCCCTGTAGGACCGGTTGGACCGGCTGGCCCTGTTGGGCCAGGAACAGTGCTGTCTGCACCCGTTGGCCCTGTTGGGCCTATTGGACCAGTTGGGCCTATTGGACCTGTTGCGCCTGTGTCGCCTGTTAATCCTGTGGGACCAGTCGGACCTGTGGGACCAGTCGGACCAGCCGGGCCTATTGGGCCTGTGTCACCAGTTGGTCCTGTCGGCCCCGGCGCGCCAGTGGGGCCGGTCAAACCAGTCGGCCCTGTGGGGCCAGTTGGGCCTGTCGGCCCATCCGGGCCGGTCGCACCTGTAGCACCTGTTGGTCCTGTCGGGCCTTCTGCACCCGTAGCACCCGTAGCCCCTGTTGGGCCGGTAGCACCAGCTGGAATCTCAAAGTTAAATATGGCAACAGAGCCAGTGCCAGCGTTTGTTACAGTCGCGGGAGAGCCAGCAGGAACAGAGGAAACAGAACCAACGGAAATGCTGCCCGCCTCTGGCGCACCAGTTGTCTCATTAAAGCCAAGCAGTTTGCCCTTGAGGCTTGCGTTCACTGGAAGCTGCGGGGAGGTCGCGTCTGTCTCTGCCCGGACAATGGCCCGGCCCAGCTTTTCGTCTAGCTGCTGAACTTGAAGGGCCATCCGGTCAAGCGCGTTCTCATGCGTTTCAGCAGGAAATGGGTCATTAGGAGTATAGTTTGTTGGCTGTGTCAGGGCCATCTTGCCGCGCTTAATATGCACAGTCTCGCCAGAAGCCGGGGCAGTAACAAATGTCACTGTGCCGCCAGAAACCTGGCCAACGCCCGCAACAGTATAGTCCGTGGTCAGCGTCTTCTCGGATTCAGCACCAGTGCTGTCTGTGACTACAATTACTCTGAGGTCGCTTGCAGCAAGAATCTCAAAGGTAAAGGTAAAGTCCGTGGTGCTTCCATCACCCGCTGCGGAAACTGCTGTTGTGGTCGTTGAAACAGTCATGTCCTAATCCTAAGTCTTGATGATGTAATTCAAAATAAATGTTGGCTGCACAATGTTGTGGGCGGAGCCCGAGCCAGTATTCGCAAGGCTGGCAGTGTGAGGTGTGCTTAAGCCTTGAGTTGTTCCTGTTTCCGTTATGGTCTCAACATTTGTCGGGGTCGTGTAAGAAAGTCCAGAAGCACTTGTGCCGTTGCTGCCAGTTCCCTGTATTCCATAAACGGTCACGCTATTAACTGTGTGCGTGTGCGTTGGCATCTGCGCCGTAGTCAGCGTATGCGTTTCAGAGCCGCCGCTGTCACCCAGCGTGTCGCCGTTCAGTCCACCAGATTGGTCTGTCAGCCTATTTGCGCTGGCTCCGCCCATGTCGTCCTTGCCAGCAATAACACGGCCCCGCAAGTCCGGCAGATTAAAGGTGGTGCTGCCATCGCCAGAGCCGTAAGTCGTGCCAATAGCCGTAAACAAGTCCACATAAGTTACACGGCTAACAGCTTGTCCGTAACAAAACAGCCAGCCAGTAGGTGCGCTGCTGCCAGCATACGGGGTCAGGGAGCCAGTTGGGGTCAGCAATGTCTTTAATGCTTCAGCCACCTTTGCCGCAGTTACCGCACCATCAGCAATTTGGTCTGTATTTACAGCGTCATCCGCCAGCTTGGCATTGGTAACTGCGTCATCATCAATGTTTGCTGTAGCCACGGTTGCCTGTGTTGCCAGTGAGCCAAGGCCCAGCGTGTTACGCATTGTTGCCGCATCTATGTCATCAAGCAAAGTTTCCGCAAAGGCAGATGCAACAACATCGCTGCTTGTCCCAGCAGTAACAGAAACGCTACCATCGGAGCCAAAAGCTAAGTATTTGTTTGCCCGGTCAACAGAGTTTGGAATAGCCGTATTAGCCGGGTCAGATTCCGGGAACACAACAGACCGGTCAACACGCTCGTTAATCTGCTGGGCAATAAATGTCAGCCTGTCCAGCGCGTCCTCGTGGGCCTCTGCCGGGAACGGGTCATTTGGTGTATAGTCTGTGGTCTGCGTCAAAGGCAGGTCACGCTTCAGCAGAACAGTCTCGCCTGTCTGTGGCCGGTAATCTGTGGTGCTGTAATGTGCATCCGCTGGATTGCCAGTGTCATACTTGAACAGCACAGTGCCACCAGAGTCATTGTCAATCCCGGTAATCACATAATTGTTGGTGGACTCCTCGGCTTCCGCAGCCGTTGCATCTGTGCGGATGATGACTTTCAATTCGCTGGCGGCAGTAATCTTGAACCCATAAGTAAACTCGTGGGTGGAACCATCGCCGGAGTAGCTATTTTTTGTGGTCGTTGAACTAACAGTCATCTAAGGCTCCTTGCCTTTTCTTTATACACGATTCCGGGCATCATAAAAAGCCCGCTACTGTTCTGTAATCCGTGCTTGCTCTGGCAATCCCTCAACCATTGTATTCAAAACATTCTTGATTCCGATTGCGTTTTGAAATGGCAGAAGCGAATTAAGTGCGCGTTGTTGGCCGCGAGACCATTGGTATTCTGGGTTTAACAAAGCTCTGCTTCCGCCCTGTATTGTTTTTCCGGTTGTGTCAAGCAAGTCAAAAACCGGGTTTCCAGCTATAAAGCTGGTGGCAAGGCCGGTTGAGCGTTTATAAGCAAATATTGGCTCTTGGCCTGTTGCCCACATAACTGTGTCAAATCCGCCCGGAAGAAGTGCCGCCCAAGAACTCCGCACAAATGCTGCTTTTCCTATTTCTTCAACAGAAAGGCGTTCGTTCAAAAACTTTTGTTTGTCGTCCCGACCAATCGCATTTACATGAGTTTGCAAAACATACGCAGTAGCACCATAGAAGGTTGACCACATCATAGCTTGGTAGGCAGCAAAGTCATTTCTTTTGATGTTGTGCAAAAATTGTTTGGAATGGGACACAAGCATGAACGCACGGAATTGCGTAAGTATTTTGCCCATTGTGCTTGTCATGTGAATATTCAGATTGCCGACATCATTTTGCTGGATGCTTTGTCTTGTCCACCGAGCTATTGCATAAGAAAAAGCATCCCTTGCTTCTATGTCAGTCCATGCCTCCATATTTATAGACCTAACCTTCCGGCTGCGAGAAAACATAGATGGATTGGTTACTGTGTTCTGCTTAATCATTGTGACCACACGGGGCCACATTTCTTCATCCAACCCCAAGTTAGCCAAACGAGACTTGATGTCTTGCTCAAGCGTTGTATTGCCAAGCTTTTTCATTCTGGTTTTTTTAAGTCCAGAAGCCAGGTCAACAAGGGACTGAACCGCAACCTTGCCCGCGGTGCGCTCAAAAATAACTGTCAGGGGTGCAAGACCAGACAAATCGGCGGTCATGCGTTTTGCCACACTCATTGTGTTGATGGCGCGGTCAATAAAATCACCTTTGCCAAGGCTGTATAAATCCTCAACGCTATATTTATTCATAGATTGCTGAGTTCTTCTGTCAACGCCAGGCGCAACAAACGCCTCTAAGTCACGCGCAACATCATCCTGCAAGTCACCATTGGCTGCTCGTTTAATCATGTTTTTCCAGTCAGGCATCACACGAAGCAGGGCCATAGTGCCATCTATTGAAACCGCGTTGCCCAATTCAGAAATCTGTGCAAATCCAACCTGGTTCATAACCCTTATGAAGTTGTAGTCCATAAGCAAACGCGTGATTCTGTTGAGGTCGCTGGTAGGGTCGCCAATTAAGGGAGATGGGCGGCCAGAAATCAAAGCATACAACACATCCAGTTTTTGTATGTCTTTTTCTGCCTGCTTGTTGTTACCTATTTCATCACCAGCGGCGCGAATGTCCTTCTTAATGGCTTCAAAATCACCATCTAAAAATATGCCCTTTTTAGCCAATGCAATTCGGCCCTGCATTTGATTGATGTAGGCATTTACCACCGCTTCAGTGTCACGCTCCATCAGGTCTTTGATGTGCAAGGTTTTGCCATTTTTCTCTATGGCTGCGCTCATGTCAAAGTTAAGTCTGCGCCGCGCCCTTGGTGAAACGCCTTCACGCTTAAAATCCAACAAGGAAACAACGCGGTCTATTTCATCTGCGGAAATGTCTTCAAACTCCTCCCTCAAAATGTCACGCAATGCCTCTTTGTTTGATGTGCTGAATATACGCGCCATTCCAGAGTCAATCCCAACCTGTCTTTGGCGTATTTTTCTGGACATTCTTTTGGCTATT